GATTGTGACATAAATTTAAGGAGTGTAGACAAAACCAGCCGCGTCAAGTATCACCTCAACCTCGGCTTCATCAGACGTAGGCGGCTCACCATTTGCCGCTTCCATCTCGTCAATTTTTTCTTTTAATGCAGAGTCCATGTTAGTATCCAAAGTCTGGGCCAGTTATAGCCATTGGTGGAATGTAAGTCGTTTCATCGTCTGTTGGTGGTTCCACATAAGTCATATCATGCAGAATCAACCGGTAAAGATTTTCCATCATGTGGAAGTCGCCCTTTTTGTCAGGTAGTCCATCATCGCCCCAACAAAAGCGATCAATCTCCCACAGGAACCGATCCAGATGAGCACCCACCATCACATTACCCCGGATCTTAAGTTCTTCGGTCACCCGAGGAATCCCACGTCTTGGATCCTTTACGGCCTTGTCCAGATACAGTCCATACTGCATCAAGTCATCAGCATTCGTGGTTCCAGTTGCAGGATTCTCCACCCAAGCCAACGGATCCATCACCGCGCCCGCCACAAAAGAATCACCTAAGACTGCTTTGATGTTTTCAGCAATTTCTCGATGGGTTCCTTTTTCAAACAAATTCGCGTAAAACACCTTGTTTCCAGTTGGTGCAACCGCGCAGAACAATACCGTGATTGGTTTACTCGGATGCCAGTCAACGGCATAATAGACACAATAGTTCTTCGGTGGTGTCCATCCGTTCCATCCTTTTGGTGGATCATAAATCACATGTCCCTCAGGGGGAGCCACATACGAGAAGTCCTTGTAAATCGTCCCAGCCCGATCAAGTGGCAAACCTTTTTCTCGGCACTCTCTTTCTTCCGGCGTCAAGGTGTTGAGAAAATCCGCCTTGTCCTCAGCCTTCAAGTGCGGATTGTCGTGCATCGAGGCAGTCAGCACGAACCGATTTCCATGACTAAGAAGTCCTGTCTTCTGCAATGCCTCGTCCGCCATCCTGTTCGGAATAAAGCTATCATTTATCCACGGTTGATTCAACGGAGTGAGTGCAAAACTCGTATGTCCACCATGATCAATCAATCCACGTGCAGCAGCCACAAACATCTTCTGAGGACAAGGTTCGTCGACCCAAATCAAATCCCAATACGATGACTCCATCCCCATCGGGTTCATCATGAAGCTCTTAACCGTATCAATATGCAACCTCGACCCGTTCTTCGTTTCGATCATGTCGATCGCACTTGAGTGATTCTTATGACTCGTCGAGAAATCCACATCCGGCAACATCTTCCAGATCTTTCCCGGTTGCTCCGCGGATTCTTCCGTGAAGATTTCCGTACTCTTGTCCCAATCCTGCACAATCAGCAAAATTTTGACTGGGCGCTGCGGGATCCACAGTCGCACAAATGGATGATCGTCACCTCCAGGGTGATGATATCTCACTTTGCCGTCGCCATCAACAACGTCAAACTCGTGCCGATACCAGCTACGCTCACCCTTCATCCATGCGACAAGTTCCGCAGCGCCCAAGTCACTCTTTCCCACCCGATTACCACCACGCAAAAATCTATGCTTCGCCGGAGCCGTATGATACAAATGCTGCTTCCAATGAGGTCGATAGAATTCAATCCCATTCGACCGTTGGAGCCTCTTGATCTTAATGAGAAGATCGCGCTGTTGACGCAACCTCATCACCTCAATCAAACTCTCGGTTTCATTCATCTGGAGTTCAGAGCTTCAATCTCCTGACGAAGTTTCTCAGCTTCCTTCACCGGATCATCCACACTCCCACCGTCCTCGTGACGGAGAGTCTGAGGAGCTTTACCCATGTACCGATCCAGCAACTTGTCTGCCGCATTCAGCGCAACACCCACGGGAGTCTTCGGGTTGTCCCGAATCTCAATAAGCTTGAGTGCACTCGCAGCCGCCGCGTTCTTGAAAATCTCATCAACCGCGGTGCGACCGGAGGAGTGAAGCTCTTTCAACACCAACTTCGAGAACCACGGCTGTCTCACCACCTGACTAATCCACGCATCGGTCTTCCCGAGTTCTTTCGCGATCTCGGTTTGTGACATCCCCTTCGCCACCATGAACGCCACCTGCCGATGCCAGAACCTCTCGTGTTTGATCTTGTGATTCGGATTCAACCGATTGTGCAAATCATCAATCCCCAAACTATCCAAGCTCTCACCCATGTGATGTTCACAGTGTGAACCAGACTCTAAGAAAGATTCCTCGTCATTAAAAATGTCGGACAGTCCCGCTATGGCCAACGCGCGATCCGTCGCTTCGTCCAGTTGCAATTCACTCAGTTCCATCTGGAATTATCCGTGGGACGAGGCCAGTTTGTGGTGCTGGTGCTCGTCTTTGGTTTGATTGGTGCAGTTGCGTTCATTTGATTCCAGATACGATTTCTCGCATCGGCCTCACAGTAGTATAGACCAAGGGATGAGGAAAGTATGTATCGAGATACAATTCGCCGCCCCTCACTTGGAATATCCTCCTTGAAGTTGCACCGCCTTCCTAACCCCGCCCTCCCATCTGGACAATGGAGCTTCAAATCAAAAATCACGGTAGGGTGACATAAATTGATATACACAAGGCAAGAGGGTAAGGGTACCCTGGGGGCGTCTGCCGTGTATAGGTGGAGACGGGAAGATCCCCTCTCTAACACAAAACCAAAAACAGATTGAGAACTGTAAAGCCTCAAAACAACACAATGAACATCAAAGCAACATCGACGATTGGAAAAGCGGGACAGGGTGCAACATGGGCGAGCGAAATGGACATGACAGAGGAGCAACTCAAGGTGGCTGCCAGCCTCGGCATGATCTACTTGCAACAGAGGAATCCCAAGGTGGATGAGATCCTCGGCATCACACGCCGGGAGACAAACGACAAGGGTCGGTTGGTTACGGTTCGCACCGGAGTTAAGCGGGGCGATGTCACGATCACGCCCGAAATGCGGGTGGAATTGGAGAAAGAGCTTTCCACGCTCAACCTCCCGGACGACATGGGAACATGGACAGTTGCGACGAAAGTGACAGAATACGAGGGTGAGACAAGTGGTCCGGCTTACAAGCGGTCTTGCGCGGAGATCACCAAGTTGGTGACTCTCGGGGTCTTGACCGAAAAACAAGGAGCCACCGCGATTCAGAAAATCATGGAGAACGCAGGAGTCTAAGGAATCTGGTGGGGAGGGACTGCAAACCTCCCCACCTTTTCCGTTTCCATTTATCACCATGAATATCAAAGACATACAGACAGTTGAGCTTGCGAAGATCTACCGCAAACTCGATTACCCTCTACGGAGAGATTCCCGTCGAGACCACGAGAGAATCCATCTCCTTGACAAAGTGATGGAGGAACTCACACTTCGCGCTCGTGTCGCAACACGTCAAGTCAAATGAAATCTCACCACGAGCGCAATCCCTGGGCAGCAACCAATGGCTTCAGCCGAGTCTCAAAGGGCAGTCTCGCTACACTAGCAGACTGCCCACCATCACGCGATAACACTCCACACTGGTCTTACAATCCAGCTAATCGGGTGAAGCAACCAATAATCCACCGACCAAACCAAACCACACTCTCCGTCCTCGCCAGCATGGGCATCACTCTCGATCCCTCAATCCGCTTGTGATGTTCACAGTGTGAACAGGACGATTTGAATATCCTCCCACCATTCTCCTTCATTCCTCCATATGGTTGTTGTTGGCGATTCTTGCATGGAGCCCCATATGGAGATCATGCCCTAAAGAGCATGGGGACAACTTCGGGAATGATTTTGTGGGTAGGGGTGGATGTATTGGTTTTAAAAATTTTTTTTTGTAAAGAACTAAAGCACTCCTCACACGACTCTTTCCATCCGCACTTGAAGCTCTTTGCGCCTCAATGGCATATGGGGCTAAAGGGAAGAATGCGCAACAACAACCATATGGAGCAGCAAGGATGGCCCCACGTAAGATTTAACCCCACCACCATTATGAAAAACTCCACCTCATCGCATTACCTTCTCCACCTAAAGAGTGGCCACAGCCACAAAGGCTCATCTCTCCACACTAAAGAAGATGGCCACTTCGTCTTGTGTTCATTGCAAGAGTTTTCGAAAGGAAGGACATTACACAAAGTGGAGTTTCACCTCAGTGAGATTCTTTCCCTCCACCTAGTTGTTGCACTACATTCACAATGGAATAAGGAGAAACAAGTTAATATTCCACCACAGACTCATTCGTTCAAGATTATTTAACACCAAGTTATGACAAAACACTACGACAAGCGGGGCTTACCAATCGGTTACCGAGATGGCCAGCACTTCATACTGGAGGATGAGGCGTTGCAGTTAAAAGAGCAACCCAAGTTCACTCACTACCACGACGACTTCGACTGGGAGTTGTTTGTGCTTAACTTCACCGGAGAAAGAACGTGCAAGATACCAAAAAATCCAGTAATAAGGGATGAAATCCGTGAATTCTTATTGCGGAGACTACCATGAAGAAGTTACTTAACACCGCCTTTAGGCTTGGCAAGTTAGGAGATTCGAGTGAGCTAACATCGCTTTGCAAGATGTTCCCACACATGGCAGAAGATCTCAAGGTCGAGTTTCGTCTCGGCCAGAACCACAGACAACACCAACCACTCCGCTTCGGAGCCAATAGCAACAAAAGAAACACATGAAAATCACCAAACGATCACCACTCACAGGAAAGCTCAACTCGATGGAGATTCCCTTGAGTTGTAATGAATATCTCACCGCCCACCACAGATGGGAACACGGCCAGTTGATTCAGGAAGCCTTTCCCACACTCGATGCGGACCAACGCGAGTTCATCCGGATTGGAGTCTCTCCAGAAGAATGGGATACCATTCACCAAGAGTTCGAGTCACCCACTGATGAATCCTTCCCACATGAGGAACAAACCTAACCACTGCGCTTCGCAGCCTAGTCCCAGTTTATGCAAACACCAACACCATGACCGCACACGAAATCGACAACAACGTCAAATACATCGGGGATAGCATCTATCTGTCCGAATTGAATGAAACCACACTGATGCTCTTCCTCAACAACGGAGAATCAGTCGCTCCACTCGAATACCTCTGTAAGCACGACATCGTTCTTGAAGAAAGTGAGATCCGAGTCCTCACCAAACACCTGAATCTCTTCCTCCAGGGACTGGATCTCAAACGCCAGTCTCCGAAGCGTCCCAAATCACATGTTCACAGTGTGAACAGCACCCAAGCACAACAACCCAGTCAGTAGAAAGAACCAACACTATGCAACTTAAGAAAAGATCACGCAGAATCGCCGCCAACATGTTCCCTTGTGGAATCTGTGGCAAAGAACATTCCACGAGTCAGCATCACAAGTCGGATGAGGCAAGAAGTATCGACACATTCAGCCGACGCAACAACCCAATGGATCGGATGTTCGTCGGGAAGGAGAGCAAATGAAACGTCATCCTTCTATTACCGAAGACCGGATCATTGAAGCAGTCCAAGTGGATGACAACCTGGGGTTTTGTAATGCGTGTGGGGAAGATGCTTATGGTGTCGAACCAGATGCAAGGAACTACACGTGTGAATCGTGTGGAGAGAAGCAAGTGTTTGGTGCACCGGAGTTCTTGTTCTAATGAAGAATAAACTCCATGTCCCAGGATTCTCCGGCAACGACAAAGAACGCTGGCAACACTTCCGGCAGTTATGTCGTGAGTCGAATGAGGTTCATAGCGATGATTACGAAGCAAGAGCTGAAGCACGAGCGTGTATGGTGGATAGAATCATCAGGGAGTATTCACTCCAAGTGCCTCACCACGTGAGACCAAATCTCCGCCCCATCGGTTGCGTAGCCCACCACCTCACCATGGTCGATGCTTTTGGTGATTTCATGGCGTTGGTTACCGATGGGATTCAATGCTGGGTCCAGTTGGGTGATAATCGTATTGAAATCCTCCATTGGACCAACATCGTCCTCCCCAAAATAGTGAAGGAGGAAGTAGAGAAGAAACCAAAGAAGAAGAAAGAACTCACAAAGACTCAGAAGGCATTGTTAGAAACACTCAAAGAACTAGGAGTTATAGAATGAACCTCACCATCTACATCGACAAAGTCGGTAACTCCTACCGAATCACCGTGCGACATGGCTCCAACATCGGTCATGTGTGGTATCCCACCGCACAAGCCGCATTGGACTTCGCACATATGTATCAAGTTCCCATTCACATTAACATACAATGACCACCACCAAACTTGAAAAAGAACTCCGCGCCAAGGTTGCCACGCTGGAGAGGGACATTGATCGCCGCAAGAAGGACTACCGTGGAAAGGTTACTGACTGTCTTCGATTTGTCACGGAGCGCGACACCCTCGCCACCGAGAACGCTGAGCTGAACGCACTCATCGACTCCCGCGAGCAGTTAAACGCCGCGAGCATTTCGGACCTTGAGTTGGAATGCATGAAACTTGAACGCGCGAACGCGAGGCTGCGGGAAGTGCTCGCGGGTCTGGTCAAATCGCATGAGGAATGGAATGACCATATAGCCCGCGTCATCGGGCGTCCGGTAAACTGGACGGATTCATACCTAGACGCAGCACGACATGTTTTGTCGAATATCCAAGATGAGAAATCGTCCCCTCGGAAAGCCCTAGACTAGAGCCATGAAAAACGCAGAACTCAACAACAAACCAACACTATGACAACCACCATCGAAATCGAAGTCGAAGTTGAATACACTTTCGACAAGGGAAGTCCGGGCTACCTGTCCGGGCCACCAGAATCCTGCTATCCAGCAGAAGATCCATCAGTCGAGATCATCGAAGTCCTTTACAACGGCCTCGACATCTCCAACAACCTCACCGCTGACGCCCTCAAGACCCTTGAGGAAGAAGCACTCCAACACGCAATAGAAGAAATCGCAGACAGACAAATACCATGAACTTACTTAAATTCACCCGCATCACTTATCCTCAACGATTTATGAATTCTCTAAATCGTCCATCCACAATTCACGAAGGTATGGCCACTAAAATAATCCTCACTCACTCCACCGAAGAACGTATTAAAACAGCACGAATTTGTCGCTGTGGCAAATGCACTTGTTGCCAAACACTCACTCAGTATAACCAACTCAACGCAAACAACTAAACACACCATGAAAACTAACAAACATATCGAAGAACTCAACAAAGACATCACCGATCTCCACATCAAGATCGAACAGAAACGCAAACTCATGAACTTCCTCTCCGAGTTCGAGAATATCTTCACCGATAACCTCATCCTCGGACTCTACGGTTATGAGATTGAAATCTACACTCCACTCGATTGTCTTGAAGAAATCGTCAAAACCTGGGGCCAATCCGACTGGGTTCGAGTTGCCTCCGGTAAAGAATCCATCAACTGGGAACGGAAGATTGGAGACTTCACAATTACACTTCATTCGATGGAGAAGTGTGCTCCCGTCCTCGTCCCTCTCAACGCATGGCCGATCATGCTCACACAAGGAGCCGAATGAACTTCATTGCACTCCAAGCTAAGTGGGCACCAATTAAGAACTTCACTCAAGAAGATCACGCACAATTCTGGAATGAGCTTCATTCACTTGTTCACAGTGTGAACACCACTTCAGATAACATCTACACGGTGATCCAGATAAACACAATTGGTGGACGAATCCTGCTACAAGTCCTCGGCTCTTATCTCCACAAAGACCAAGCGGATGCACTTGCAGTCTCCGCACGTAAGGGAGTAGATAATCGGGCACTGAAGAAGCTCGATGCTCGTATTGAGATCAAGGTCTTCCCTAACCGGCTCACCCGCCATGACTCCTAAACACATCATTGGTGACAACGTGATGACTCAAGGCTTTGGCCTTGCTGTGATCAGGGAAGTCTATCAATCACCAGAAGGTAACACAGTCTATCGTGTTGATCCGTTGGACGGATCGAGTAGTGACTGGCTTATCTTTGAACAGGAGATTTCACCCAATGACTCTTGAGATCTACTACCTCGACGAGAATCAAATCAAACGACGAACCGCGCCATTCGATGCAAACAAACTGGCCGAAAACCTTCGTCGCTTGAATCACCACAAGCATTTAAGCATCAGGAAAGTGAAGGAGAATCCCTCCGCACTTTCGCGAACCATAGATACGAGATACATTCTTGAATCTGATCTTGGTGCCTGATAGCTTGTCATTCGCGGGAGAGATAGTGCGGAATGGTATGATCCTTTCCATATGGACTTTCCCAAGAAAAACGCAGGTGTGGCGGAAGTATAGACGCGTAGGAAAGAGATGAAATACTCTCTACCTAGTCGAGTCAATTAAAGACTTGACGTGGGTGATGAGATGTCACTCCACCTGCACCACGCAGTAAACACAAAACACAAACACAAAACCATGACTAAAGTCGAAACAGACATCCTGGGCACAACGGTTTCCGTTGACGTCCCATCCACCGAAGCCGAATACAACGCTCTCGACACCAGCCGCCCCAGTGCGGTCCTCGCCGACGCCGTGAACAACACCCTCCAACACTCCTGGAAAGGTGAAGTTCGTGACAAGGCCGCGGAACTCGTCGAGACCGAACTCGGATTCAAACGGGCGATGAAGCCCGGTGCACTCAAGAAATCTGGCGAAGCCGGTGCGGATATTCCCGCCGAAACCGTTGGAGTTTTCTTCGAGCGTGCGAAAGCCGCTGGCATCACCGAGGAGCAGCTCGCCGCAGTCCTTATCAAAGCCGCCACCTCCACCCCGTTCGACCCATCACCGGGTGAGCGTTCCGGTGGCTCTGGCCGCATCGGTAAGGAATACTACGCCGCCGCCGACGGGATCATCTCCCAAGGCCCGGACGTGATCAAGAAGGCGGTCAAGAAACTGGAGAAGCTCAACGTCGGTGTGGTTGTGAAGTTCAACGAAGACGGCTCCGTCTCCCGCGACTCCTTCGCATCCGCCATCCGCACCAACGCAGCCCGCAAGGTTGCCGAAGCATCCGCGGAACTCATCGGGTAATTTCAGCAGGTTGAGTGAGGTCTACCTTTCTTCCTCACTTAAACCGCCGCTAATTTGACTGGTAACAAGCGTTAAATTGTTCCAACCGTCCGAGCAGTCACTTGAGGGTTCCTAGTATACTCGTTAAACTGTTAGTCTATCCTCCGGAGAAAAGAACCGTTAGCTATCTTACAGTCGGGTGAAAGTCCCGACACAATTTCTCAGCAAGGGAGTGATCACAATGGCTAAGTGCAAAGGTAAAGGTGGTAAGAAGAAGTGATTACAAGAACTGATGGTGAGGCTAGCCATCCCGGTGGGTTGGACGGAATTCAACCTTGAGACTGAGCAACCTGCAAAGTGGTGGCTCCTCATTTGAACAGGGAGAATGTGTGACATGGTGCGCACCTACATCATACGGCCCTGTTCAAATGAGACCACGCAGATACATAAACGAAGTCACCTTGGGGACATCCACTACGCGTAGCGAATGCGCCGACGGACACCTCCACAAACCACGACCGATGGGAGTATCTCTCGTGGTCTCAAGTCTTTCCATCACCATCACCAATGAACGACGCATTAAACTACGCCCGCTTCAAGCCATGTCTTGAACTCATCATCACCCAACACCCTTCTCCCACCAAATTCACCACCCTAGGTTCCTTCACACCCAACTCCTACTGCACCCTACTCCGTCGTGCTAAACACTACCATGTCCAAGTCCTTGACCTTCCATTCCCTGATGGAGTTACCTTCCGTTTCGGACACGACCATGTCATCGTTGGTCTTCCCAAGTCGGCCCTCGAACCTTTGCTCCCGACTGGATCAAGTGACCTCGTCAAGATCACTCGACCAATATCTGGAGTTGAATTCCACGCACTCTGTGGACTCATTGAACATGGAGTCTTCTCCCACACCTTCCACATTCCCGGACGTCCCCCATGTTTAGTGCATGAGAACTTTATCAACGTGGAAATGTCCCAGCAATCCGATCACTACCTACTCCTATGACCACACTCAAATCTCCTTACCGTAAACCTGAAGAGCGTGACCACATCATCATCTTCCGCGTTCCTCGGGAAACCTTCACCGACGTTTTTATCAAACGCTGCCCTCACCGTGGAGCAATCGACGGCGTAATGGGCCAGCTTTATTCCAAGTTCTATGCAGCACTCTTAGCCGACACCACCATCCCAACCACCTATGACACAGATAATGACACCCGAATCGCAACCCTCCTCGACCGATGCACCTTTAGCCTCGCTCCTGTCCCTGGACATCAGCCAGATGTCGGAGGTGGAACTCCGCGAGTTCATCGCAACAAGCCGGCAGTTACAAAACTCCCCGCAAACCCTCCGCGCAAAACTCGAAACCGAAAGTAAAACCCTCGGCGGACGCAAGCCCAAGAAGCAGGTCGACATCACCGATCTGCTCTCCGACGACGATGACTAACTACCAGGTCGCAATCTACACCCGACCTACCTCATCGCCCATCTGGTTATGCATCCTTCACGATATGTTTTGTTCACAGTGTGAACATCACAAATTGATTTCCAACATCACTCAAGCAGCATTACAAAATCCACTCACCAACCCAAACAACCTAGTTATATGGATCCATCAAGTCCCAAACTCAAGCAGTTCTTCACCCGTCTAAACGACGATGGTGATTTTATTCTTAAGCTCTCCGACAATTCGTTGGGAGTTTTCCAGTCGTGTAATCGCGCGGCTCAGTACTACATACAGCAATGCCGGAGAAGTTCCAAGTCCGGTGCAGCACTATCGTATGGTGATGCCTGGCACAAATTTCAAGAGATCAGAACTCGCTGCAAGTCGAGTGACGAGCAACTCTGGAATCTCGTGGGGCAAGTAATCTCCAAACACTTCGAGGACAATCCCGTCGACCCTGATGAGTGGAGGACTGGAGAATATCTCCTGGAGTGTGCGAAGAAGTATCATCGTCAATATACGCCGGAGCTTCTTGAAACTGTGAAGACTCCAAGTAGTGAACTGATGTGTGAGCTTACGTTCAATCTTCCTCTCGGAACTATCGAGATCAATGGTCCAATGTATCTTGATCGTAAGTCTGCATCAGGCCCAACCGACTATGTGCGCACCATCTTCGTCGAATGGAACGGACGCATCGACGATATTATCAACCTCGATGGTATGTATTGGGTGAGAGACTACAAAACCACCTCAATGGGTGGGCCTACTTACTTCGAGGAGTTCAAGATGGCAGGTCAACCAGTCGGGTATGCTTGGGCCGCCAAGACTCTCGCGCCTCAACTCCCTGTGTCTGGCTTCATGCTGGACTGTGCAATCATGCGCAAGCCCACGAAGACTGGCAAGGGCACTAAGTTCCAACGCCAACGCTATCCTTACTCGCAGGAGAAGCTCGACGAGTGGCAAGCCAACACCATGAGTCTCATCGGTGACATGGTTGCTAACTTCCGCGCGAACGATTTCCCCATGCGCACCAAGTCGTGTGTAGGAAAATACGGTAAGTGTGCTTACTTCGATGTGTGCACGTTGCCTCTTCGCTTTCGTCAAGATTTCCTAATGGGCCCAGACTATGGCGACTGCCTCGAAAAAACACCGGAGTAGGGAAGCTCGTCATGAGTGGCTGCCTGTTAAGGGGTTTCCCACCTCCTCCCCGATCATTGGTGCGATTCCTTCCAAGCCTCTTACAGATAGGGCGATTAAAAAGTATGCACTTGAAGGTCGCTATGGTTCCGCCATCCAACAACTCTACCAACAAGCAAAAAGCAAACAACCAAAACCAAGAACATCCAAAGTCAAACAACTAATCTCAGACCTACTATCATGAACTTACCAGACACTAAAACACCCGTCACCTCACGAGATCCAAGGATCTTAGTCCTTTACGGTTCTCCTAAAGTTGGAAAGACCACTATCCTCTCACAACTTGAGTCCAACCTCATCGTGGATAACGAACACGGCACTGATTTCATCGAAGCCCTCAAGGTGCAGGTGAATAATGTAGCGGAACTCAAAGAACTCGCCGCAGAACTCAAGAAGCATCCAATGAAGTATCAAAGGATCAGCCTCGATACTGTGACCACCCTCGAAGACTGGGCGGAGCAACTCGCAACTACCAATTACAAACGCTCCGCCACTGGGAAGAACTTCCAAGGCCAGTCGGTATTGACCCTACCCAACGGTGGTGGCTATCTCTGGCTACGAATGGCGTTCAAGGAACTCATCGACCTGTTCTCCGGCGTGACTGGAACGTTGATTCTTGTGGCTCACCTTCGCGAGAAACAACTTGAAGCGAATGGCAAGGAAGTCACCACAAAAGACATCGAACTCACGGGGAAAATCCGCACCATCGTATGTGCTCTTGCCGATGGAGTCGGGTTGCTCTATCGCGACAAGGACAAGCTGATGGTTTCATTCAAGACTTCTGAGACCGTCCTCTGTGGTTCCCGTTGCGAGCATCTCAAGGGACAAACATTCGAGATGGACTGGAGCAAGATCTTCGTCGAGACTTTACGCACATCTCCCACTCCTCTCATCCCCTACGCCGAACCAGTTGCCTAATATGAAACGAGAAAAATCCATGGTGGCAGAATTCATGTATGCCGCAAACCAGAAAGTCCGAGTCGATAACTCCGATCCCATCACCGAGGATGAACTTCGCTTTTGTTTCCATCTGATCTTCGAGGAAGTCACCGAACTGTTCTCCGCCAAGAACATCATCGCGATGGCGGACGCTCTAGGTGACATTATCTACACGATTCTCTGGACTGCAAACAACCTGAACCTCCACCCCTGCGGTGACTGTTCGAGCTTGTCCAATGCACTTAAGGGAATCGAAGATCGTATGAGAGCACATCGGGAGGAAGTTAATAACTTCCCTCTCATCACACGTGACGCTTACAAATGTTTGAACTTCGAGCAACAAGTCTCCAATCGAATCTCGTCATTTATCTGCGCCACAACCCAAGAGATGCGTGAATGCCACCTGCAAACAGCACTCCGCATGTGTATGGAATACTCCCTCTACCTAGGTCTCCCCATCTCACGAATCTTCGACGAGATCCACCGTGCCAACATGACCAAGTTCATTGACGGTTATATGAACGAGGATGGAAAGTGGAAGGGTGGTGCATCCACCGAGAAACCTAACCTCGAACAATTCATTCTACGATGAGAGCATTCATAGTTCAACTAGAACAAGAGGACGACATGGATCCCGCCACAGTCGCCCAAGACATCTTACGATCTTTAACTGACGACGGCTTCACAGTCGTCCAAGTTAATCCGTGGGGACCAGCACAGAGTGTTGGGATCTCACAAAACCCACCGGAGGTTCAGGGTTTAATACCTCCATTAGCATAAACACAAAACACAAACACAATACACATATGGATCCACTCGATATCGACATCGACATCACTAGCGTTGACACATCACGACCCGTTCTGGCCGAGTGCCTGGCGGATTGCGAAATCGTTTCCGCTATTCCCGAAGAGAACTCGCGCAAGGATGGCTACAACCTCGTCACGCGATTCCGCACCACCGCACAGCTCAAGGACATCAAGGACAAAGATGTCGCTCCCGGGTTCCAGCTCACCGCTTGGTACCCACTCCAGTCGAAAGACAAAGAGTCGGGAGAGCCCACACAGAAGTGGCTGGAGAACATCATCCAACTCATCGACGCCGCGCTCGGAACTTCGCTCGAAGCGAAAGACCGTCCGTCGTTGAAGGCTGGAATCGCACAGGTCGTGGGCAAAGTTGTCCGCGCTCGCGTCACCGTTGAGGACATGCCGAATGGCCTCCCGGGTAACTCGGTTCGCTCACTGGCCCACATCAAATAAGCCATGAGCACCCGCAACAAAAAGGGGCAGTTCAAGAAAGCTGCCAAAGCGTCTCGTGTTGCGGGGACACCAACTGGGGGGACAGCCACCCCCAGTAATGGTGAACCCTGTAACCAAGCGTGTGAATCAGCTGCACCTGAACCTCAACCCTGTCCTCCAAAGGAAATCATCCTGCACCTCACCAAAATGCGGCTCGCACGTGATCTCTCCGACTTGGAAGAAAAAGCTAAGTTCGCTCAGGAACAGCACGACGAATACATGCACCAACTCAGCAACCGCTGGACCACCGTCAATCACGAATTGACTCGCGTCAAACAACAGCTAATTGAAGCACTCGGTTAGCATAAGCCCCGCTGGTAGACCGGGGTGATCCGTCTACCACTTTTTATGTCAAACAAATCTCCACTTAATATCCTTCTCGAAAACATCGACTCCGCTATCGCCACCGCACTTCAGATGGGAGTCCATCCAATCTTCATCATGGGAGCACTCGCCAAGCACTCCAATGAAGTCTCAAAACTCATGGACGAACCCGAAGCAAAACCCGATCTTAACCTCATCCAATCCTAATGACTATTCCACTCGCATCCATCACCTTTGGAGAACGCATCTCACGTGCATACTCAGGCTACACCGGAATCGAAGACCTTGCTGATAGCATTAAAGATCGAGGACTTATCCAGCCACTTGTCCTTAACCAGGTTGCAGATGGCACTACTGAAACGGGTAGTCGATTCATCCTCGCGGCAGGTGGTCGTCGATTCAAGGCTCTTGAACTACTTGGCATTGACGAAGTCACAGAGGGACTTACTTCAGTCCCAGGATGCGCAGGTTATGTTAAGGCAACTGATCTTCCTGATGACCAGCTTCTTGAAGTTGAACTCGAAGAGAATCTCTTTCGTATGGATATGGACTGGAGGGACCGAGCCATCATGGTTCACAAAATCCACTCTATCAAGTCGAAGATGGCCTTGGGTTCCACCGGCAAATGGGGGCAACGCCAAACAGGACAACTCTTAGGTGTCTCTCTCGGTGATGTCAACAACTGTCTCACCGTAGCCAAGGCAATCCTCATGGGTAACGAACCGATCAAAGGTTGCTCCAGTGTTCGCGATGCCATCCAACTCCTCATCAAACAGCGCACCGACGACGCACAACGTCGCCTCGTGCAATCATCCATCCCTCACGTCTCTCCCATGATGGGCACCGGTCTCGTCCCTGATCTCTCACAATTTTTCGGCGGTGACGAGGGTGAGCGGCCTCAACTCGAACCACTCGTTCACACTGTGAACACCACAAGTGTGGGGCCAGTCCAAGTCGTAAAGCTTCGCCAGCAGTTGATGCTTGGAGATTGCTTACAAGTTCTTAAGAAGATCGGAGACAAGAGCTTCGACCACATCGTTAGTGATCCGCCTTATGGTATCGACATGGAGAACCTCGACCTTGCGAACCAGTCGAGGATCGAAGCCACCCACGATGTGCAGGAAAACCTCACGTTGCTTGAAGCGATGATGCCAGAACTGTTTCGGGTTCTCAAAGACGATGCGTTTTGCATTCTGTGTTGTGACATCAACCACTTCCAGACCCTCAAGACATGGGCGGAAGGTGTGGGATTCAAGTCTCAGTCGTGGCCGCTGGTGTGGCACAAGGAACATCCTTGCCGTAACCAAGCACCGACTTTCAACTTCACCAAGAACTATGAGCTAGCGTTGGTGTTGAGGAAGGGTCTCGCCACGTTGCAGAAACCCCAGACCTCCAGCGTCATCACCTGTGATGGCTCGGTCGAACGTAAGCTCTACGACAATCCGTTTGCGAAGCCGTTCGAGATGTGGAGATTCTTCCTCGAAGCAGTGGCAAGCAAAGGTCAAACCATTCTTGATCCTTGCATGGGTGAGGGTAGTTGTCTCCGCGCATGTGTGAACCTCGGTCTCATCCCCTACGGGATTGAACTCGAAGAGCACCACTTCAATCGTGCGCTAGAGAATGTCAAGAACACTTATTCCACACTCCTTCAAGATGGAGTCAAATTCGAATGAACGAACAAGGATTCTCTCTCGAAACCACAACAGTAGTCGTCCCCAATGTCACACCAACTTCCATCGCACCATACCGAATCGCACTCATCGGGGAGTGTCCGTGTGAAGCAGACATTGAGAACCTCCAACCATTCACTGGGCCAAGTGGTGGGTTCTTGGATGTTATGTTGTCTAATTGTGGTATCTCCCGTGCTAGTTGCTTTGTTGGTAACATTGCTCAGGTTCGGCCACCTAACAACGAAATCTTCCACTTCAAGTGGGATGGAATTGAGATCCAAAGTGGGCTCAACCAACTCCGCAAAGACCTACAAGCATACCAACCGAACCTTTGCGTTCTGATGGGGAAGACCGCGATCACCGCGGCACTAGGTCGAGCAGTTGAGCCGAGTGATTACAGGGGTAGCCTATTCAAATGTGACCGCATCGACTCCCCTTTCTACGGGTTCAAGTTCCTTTGCACGGTGCATCCGGCGTATGTTCTTCGGGACTATTCCGTGATGCCCTTGTTTGCTTTTGACCTCAAGCGTGCACGGGAGGAAGGGGAATACCCTGACTTGAGAGTGCCACTTCGGAACCTCCTGATCCATCTCACCGCGGATGAAATCATCAATCGTCTCGACGCAATCACGGAACACCATGAAGTCTCCATCGACATCGAGGGCACGATTGAGACTGGCATGTCTTGTCTTGCTATCTCCATCGACCCGCTTGAGTCCTTCTGCATTGTGTTTGGGAGATACTCTATCGACGAAGAAGCCCGCATCTATCGTGCCCTGAACCGAGTGTTCCGAGACCCAACCATTGGTAAGTGCTTGCAGTATGGACTCTACGATCGGATGGTTCTCGCCTATCGTTATGGACTCCTCATCCGCGGCGTCACGAATGATACCCTCGTTAAGTCTTGGGAGATCCACTCCGAACTACCCAAAGGCCTTGGCACTCTTGGTTCGATCTGGACTAAGGAACCCTATTACAAAGGTGATCGGAAGTCTGATTCCCGTGAAGTATTCCACCAATACAACTGCAAGGACTCCGCGATGACGTTGGAGATCTCCCGTGCGATGGATGGTTCTCTAAGTGGCAAACCACTTGAGCACTACCATTTCAACATGGCTCTCCAAGACCCCTTGCTCTACATGCAGTTGCAAGGCTGGAACTTCGACAAGGCATTAGCCGATCAAAAGTCTCTTGAGATCAAGCTCGCCAAGTCGGAGTGTCTCGCCCGAATTACCACCCACATCGGGATGCCTCTGAACCCTAACTCACCTAAACAAGTCGCCCACCTACTATATGACCTCAAAGGACTGCCTAAACAATTCAAGAAGAAAAACGGACGAAACACGACCTCCGTCACCACCGACACCGGAGCCCTCCTTACCCTCGGTAAAGATCATCGAGATCCTGTCTTATTTGAGATTCTACTTTATCGCAAACTTGGCAAGCTCGAAGACGTTACCCACGCTCAACTCGACAAAGACGGTCGTATGCGTTGTTCGTATAACTTGGTTGGAACAGTCACTGGTCGAATCTCATGCTCCACTTCTGCAACTGGTTCAGGATTCAATCTTCAGACTGTCACTAAAAAATTACGTTGTCTATTTCGAGCCGATCCTGGGTATCATCTTTTCCAGTGTGACCTTAGTGGTGCTGATGGTTGGACTGTGGCAGCTCATTGCTTGAACCAAGGGGATTCCACAATGTGGGATGATTATCGGTTCGGTCTCAAACCAGCTAAGATCGTCGCTGCGATGAAGGAGTTCGGACGGGAAGTGAATCAATGCTCTCGTGAAGAACTCGCTAAGATCTGTAAGAACGTCGATCAAGACGGATGGTTATACTTCGGGTGCAAGCGCGTTCAACACGGAACAAATTATTCCCTCGGCAAACTCACCATGGCCTCGCAGATCATGAAGGACTCATATAAGTTCCTAGGTAAACCAATCTACATGGATCCCAATATGTGTCTTCAACTCCAAGGTCTCTACCTCTCCCGCTACCCTGGCGTTCCACTCTGGCAGAACTGGGTGAAGAGACAGGTCTTGGAGAAAGGTCAGATGACTAGTGCATCAGGTCACATCCGCAAGCTCTTCGGTCGTCGTCGCAATGGTCGTGACGTTGATCATGAAACATACCGTGAAGCCCTCGCCGAGGAACCCCAAGCGAACACCACGGAAGTTACCAACATCGCACTCTACAAACTCTGGAACGACATGGAGAACCGCCGAGGCAATACATTCCGTATCAAACCAGTTCACCAAGTTCATGATGCTTTAATCGGTCAATTCTTAATTGAAGAAACTGACTGGGCTATTCCAAAGATCAAGTCTTATTTCAATAATCCAATCACCATTGCAAACACAACTCTTGTCATTCCATTTGAGATGGGAGTTGGCCCTTCTTGGGGAGATTTAACAGGAGTCAATATATGAGAATACTTACAATCAATGGACAAGATGTCTATGTCGATGATATAGATTTTGGGCGTGTTGCAGGATTACCTTGGTATATCTCAGCTCAAGGTTACGCTCAGATTAAAACAGGTGAAGTTGCAGTTTCAATGCACAGGTTTGTTATCAACTATGGTGGGCCTTTGTTTGTTGATCACATAGATCGTAACAAATTAAACAATCAGCGCAACAATCTTCGTGTTGTTGAGCCTTGGTTAAATGGTCTCAATCGCGATATGCTTTGCACCAACACAAGTGGGGTTGTTGGTGTAAGTAAAACAAAAGCTGGTAAGTTCGAAGCTTCTACAACAATCAATGAGCATAAGAAGTATATTGGAATCTACAATACACTTGAAGAAGCTGCTCAAGCACGTGAGGCCTACATCACACAGATGTTAGTCACACCACAAATACGTGAGACTGCATTTGAATCACGTAAGAATAATCAATCAGGTCATGTTGGCGTTTCGTTTGTAAACAACACAAAGAAGTGGAAAGCGAAACTGAATCAAACCCATTTGGGTTTCTTTGATACAAAAGAAGAAGCCATTACAGCACGTAAGAAAGCTGAATACGTGTTAAAAGTCACTGGAGCACCACCACAATTCCCACTACAATGAACCTACTCGAACAAGCACTCAACACACGCATCGACCACCTAGCCAGTAAGATCCCTCATTGGATCACACCAACGCACAACTTCTATGACTCCGACACCTTCCTCGACGAAATCGAAAAATACACCTACTGTGATGTCATCACTCTTTCAGTCTTCAAACATTTTCCCATACCTATCAGGCGTTGTATCTGCACAATACCCAACAACACCACGCATTGCCTTAAAGTCAAAGTTTACTCAGATGTTCACGCAAAACTCTACATCTGTTATGATAGAAAGGATAAACACAAAGCGTCCTTTATCGGTTCCGCCAACGCACACTCAGGATACTTCCGTGAGTTGATGTATAAGTTACCTGATCCCGACGACATCTACGCAAAAGATTACTTCGACAAACTCTGGAAAGCAAACTCATGAGACCTATGCTTGCACACGTGTTGTCTCTCAAGAAGATGCAACCACCCTTCGCAGTCCAACCCAAGCTCAACGGCGTTCGCTGTCTCTACCAAAACGACATCATGACTTCCCGTGATGAAATCCCGTGGGCACAAACCATGCTCACCCACATCCGTGAAGAACTCTCAACCCTCATTCCTGCTCCGTGGATACTCGATGGCGAACTCTACGTCCATGGATGGTCACTTCAACAAATCAACTCAGCCGTAGCTGTCAAACGCAATGAACCCACAGATAGAACCTTCCTCGTCACTTATAACGTATTCGACACAGTCTCTCTTCAGGGATTTCTCACCCGCTTTAAAGCAATCACTCCTATCCTTCGAGACCTCAAACACGTTAAGCTCGTCCCCACCCACCTCTGCCAATCCCACTCCGAAGCAGATGCACTTTACCTTCATTACAGAAAACTAGGTTATGAAGGAATCATGTACCGAAAACTCGACCAGCCATATGAACCAGATAAACGAGTTCACACGCTACTTAAGCGAAAAGGCTGGCTCGACGATGAGTTTGAAATCATTGGAGTGCAAGAAGGCGAAGGACGATGTGTGGGAATGTGTGGCGCGCTGGTATGCCGCGCAACAAATGGAGCAACATTCAACGTTGGGACTGGATTCGACGACTCCACTCGTGTCAGTTTCCTTACCTCCCCACCTATTGGACTCTTTGCTAAGGTTCAGTATCTCTCCCTCTCAGACTCAGGCATCCCTCTCAACCCATCCTTCCAATGCTTGATGTGAGATGTTGTTAGTAGATACGCGACAAGGCATCATTTGCTCCTGCTTAATTCCAACAATACTTGCGATAGCTCATGCAATTCTTGCGATGTCTGATTTTGTCGATTTTTTCGATTTGCTGGTTCAATCGTCTTTGTATCCAGATACTCCCAAATAAAAAGTTCTTATGAAACCAATTACAATTTCAGTTAAGATTGCTTACTCAAGAGCAAAGAAGTCTAAAGATTGGGCTGGTCTTACACTGAATGAATTTCATGTAGCCCGTGAAGCACAGATACAAAACTTAATGGAGCATTCAGATGTAATGCACGTTGAGCATCTTGCTACTAATACAACACGTGCACACCAAATAGAATACATCTCACTTAATAAACAACAAGGTGGAGTTCACCCAAACTTCTGTGTCTACTGCGGTGACTTCAATCAATGTAGAGATCATGTGATTCCTGTATCAATGTCTTCCGTTTATCGTAGTTATGATTATGATGAAACTGTTGATTGCTGTATGATGTGCAATTCTCTCGCAGGTGACTATCCAGCAGCAAACATTAGGGACAAAGCCCAATATTTGCGACATCGTTACATTCACAAATATCGTAAGTTGCTTAAGATACCACACTGGAAAAATGGAGAACTTCGTGAACTCTCGCATAATTTACGTAATCACACAAAAGCAAGTGAGAATCTTCATCGACTCATTGACCGTAAACTTGACAACTTAGTGATTGCATCACTCGGCTCACTTCCAATTCCTATCTGCGACGAACTGATTCTTTTCTTCGCGTGATGTTCACACTGTGAACACGACAATTCCAACTCCATCCATATGCACTTCTTTGACAACTACATGACTTATGCAAAAGAAAACGAAGCACCTAGGATCTTCCATATGTGGGGCGCACTTAGTGCGATCTCTGCTGCGATTGGTAGAAAGACTCATCTGGACTTGGGCATCTTTCAGGTTTATCCTAATCTATATTCAGTGTTGGTCGGCAGCCCTGGGTGTGGAAAGTCCACCGCACTTTCAATTACGAAGGAGATGGTGCGGGCACTTAAGACTGTGCCAATATGCGCGGCTTCGATCACGAGGGAAGCTTTAATACGAGAGATGTCAAAAGACGGAAGCCCTTGCAAGAAATCGTATAAGATGCCAGATGGGCAGGTGAGAGAGTTTAACCAACTATGTATTATGGCGAGTGAACTTGTAACGTTCTTAGGGGCCAATGGCACCACGATGATCGAGTTTATGACTGACATCTACGATGAATCTCGGTATGAAGTCAAGACTAAGAACAAAGGAGAGGACGACATCGTGAACCCCTACATTTCCCTCCTCGGTTGCATGACTCCTGAGATGACGACTGGCTATCTTAAACAATCAATCATCACTGGGGGATTCACCCGCCGAGCTATCTTTGTGCTTAGCCACGAGAAAGGGAAACCAGTACCGCGTCCACAAATCACTACGGAGATGGCGCAAGCGAAACTTAAGTGCATCGAATGGCTTCGTGTGCTTAATGCGCAGCAGGGTGAATTTCAATGGGCCGCTGACGCGATGCAGACTTACGATGAGTGGTATATTGCATTCCGTCTCAACCCCAATAAACTTAATGATCCGTCGACTATGGGTTACTACGAGACGAAGCCTATCCAAGCACTTAAAGTCGCAATGCTTGTGTCGATGGCAGAGAGTGCAAAGATGATTCTTGAGAAGAGACATTTCGAGTTTGCTCTTTCACTCCTGACCGAAGCTGAAAAGAACTTGGAGCAGGTGTTCTTGGGAGTGGGAAAGAATGACACGGCGCAACTAGCAAGTAAGATCGTGTCGTATCTTGAGATGATTAACCAACCCATTACGACTAAACGCATCTATGCTGTGATGTATAATGATGCGCCTCGTGGGCGTGAGGATATCGACAAGGTGCTCCACCATCTAGTGGACACTGGCAAGATCGTGCGTATGCAGATCCGCCGTGGAGAACAAGCGACTATGCTGTTCTGTTCGCACCGAGCCGAACAAGTTACGAGAGATAAGATAGCTGAGGTTAATACATCCCTAACACAGACGTCGGATCTTCCTTCGGGAAGTAACCCATTGCCGCCAAGTCATCCGCTTGCATAGCACGAAGTCGTGGATTCCCATGTAACTTCGGTAAGGAGCGCCCAGCACCAAGCTGCTGTTTCAACTGAGTCATCGCATCCAGACGCTGCACCTGTTGCGGTGCGGTTGGTGTGAGACCCATCAGCCTGGCAGTCTGGGCGCCCGTAGCCGTTCCACCAGAGGGATCAGCAACCATCTGACCCTTGAGGAATTTCTGTGTGATTGCACGGATTGTAACATTTGGATCGAATGTTGGGTCTTGTGCAGCTTTCTCTGCCACGATCTGCTTGACCTGATCGAACTGCCCTTCTTTCATCAACTCGACTAAGTCGTCTTGTTCCCGCTTACTTCTTGCGGCTTCAATCTTAGTGCTACGATCTGCCATACGTGCAGCTTTGTAAGCGTTGTTCAACCGAGTCGGAGCAAAACCAATAGCTCTTCCATACTTCTCCGCTTCAGTTGGGTCAAGCATTAGATTGCCCTTACTATCAAGGATCTTCCAATCGTCTCGATACATCTTGATGACGTTCTTGAATCCTAGTGGCACTGCGTTTTCCAACGCTTGTCCCATGTGGCCATTCATCAGTTCCTGGAAGGCTTTGAACTCAGAACCCATGAGGGAAATACTGGGGCCGAGTAACTGATCAGCACTCCAGCCCTTCATGGAACTCACACCCATGACGTTGCTCATGCCGTAGCGAGAAGCGAAATCAAACGGTGTGATTTGGTTCAACAAACCATCGGAAGCCAATCGAGAGTAAAGTCCTCCCATCTCTTGGTCTTGTCCACCCAACTTCGCAATCCACTCACGGAGATCCTTCTCGGGTTCAAGTTCAGGGAACATCTGTTCGATGAGAGCAATCGCACTACCCGCGAAGGGTAAACCCAACCCACCAGCCAAGGCGAATTGTGTGGCAGCGATTTGAACTAAGGCTTTCCTCGCGGCAACTCGTGTGCTTCTCGGAATGTCTGTGCGTCCACTAAATGCCGTCTTGGATTGTCTCACGAAGGTGGAAATCATTCCCCACATGTAACCCTGCAAGGACATCATCATTTGTGCAGCAGTTCGACCCACTTGGGTCTTGTTGTCGTATGGTCCAATAGGCCGTCCTGCTTTACCTTCGTTGAAGTTCGCCAAACGATTGATTCTCCGCGCTTCGTCGATAGCCTCGATGTGACTTAAGCCATTGGCTCTTGCGGTCTTGTAACCTGCAACCAACGCCACCCTTGTGTTGAACTGAGAGGGAATCTGATAAAGTGCTTTCGCCGCATTACCATACATAGCAACTGGATTTCCCAACAAGTCGTTCGACGATGCAATCGACATTCCCTGTCCCAACCTCAAACTATTAACCAACGTCAACGAGTCAGGACTAATGGTTTCACTTAGACTTCCCAGGTTATGATCAATGTCAATCGCCGCCTGATCCATCAACGCTTTGATATCGGGATCACTCCACTTCTTGGTCATGTGATACTGAGTGACTTCCTTCGCAGCCTTGAGAGTCTCGCGATAAGAACCAATTACTCCAAGTTCATTTCCAGGTTTGGCGTTGATTTCCGTAAGCACACTGGGCAACGAGACCATCCACTGAGCACCTTCCATGATGTGGTTGGAGATGTTGAATGCCAAGTACATGAGGAAATTCCCACTGTTCATCATGGTTCCAAGACGAGTGTCCGGGCGTTGGAAATTCGCGTAATTACGCTTCACCAGATCTACTACTGTGGGATCAGCCGTAACAGTTTTATCTAACATCTGCACACCCATGTCGCTGCGTGCTTTCCGTCGAGCCATCTGCTTGATCGACGATTTGATGAAGTTCATGTGGTTGAAAACCATGTTCAACTCTTCACGACCTGGGTCGAATTCTCGGTGGAGTTTCTTCTCCGTCACGAGAGTGGTGAGAGATGCTTTGTCCTTGAGGTATTCATCCACCACACTCAGATAAGGCGCAATCTTAGCACGAATTTCTTCATCCGGAACCAGAGACATCACATTGTCCTGCATCGTCATTTCATATGCACGGAGCTTCTGCACAAACCCTTCATCAAGAGCTTGGAACTCATTGAAGTCTTTCGGGTTAAGTGCTTCGACTTTGGAAACCGTAGGGTCTTTCTGCAACCTTTCGACTTGACGTTGTTGTTCAGCATACGTCGATGCACTAAGCATACCACCAGTCTCACCCTTGAGGAATTTCACCTTAAACTTCCCAGGACGACGCTCCGTCACATAATACTTCTTGCTCTCGTAAAACTTTTGAAGATCCTCCAGTGCAAGATTCGCCTTACGATAAAACCCATACAAATCCAACATGGTATCCGCACCAAGTAGTTGCTGCGCGATTTGCAACTCTGCAGGATCCTGAGACTTCACCGCCTCATACAACTTGTTTGCAACTTCGACAGCTTTAGTCCAAGGCAATTCCCTGTTCTTCATTAGGACGATTTGTGCACCCGCCTTTTGGATTCCATCGACTCGGGTCGCAATATCTTCTTGTCTCCAGACTGTTTGGGCATAGTCCACGTAGTCCAGATGATGTTGAACAGTAAGGCGATCTATCGGAGACAACTTCGCCAACGCGGCTTCGTCATCAGCGGGAGTATACTTCTCACCTTTGAAGTTCCTGTCCAACAAGATCTCACTTACGATTTCTTGGAGTCTAGGTGATTTCAACAACTTCTGGAACTCAGTGGCTTTTGGATCTTTTACGAATCCGCCTTTGCCATCTGGTTTAGTGCAGAGCAATGACTGAAACTTGACTCGAAGATCCTGCTCGTAGGATTGCTGCATCAATGGGATACCAAAAGCATATCTTGCCACCGGATACTTCTCTGCAAGGTGACGCACAGGCATGATCCAGTTCTCCATCGAGTTCAGCCAACCACGTGTAGCCCATCCCAGATTCACCGCAGTATCCTCAAGAATGTTGCTTTTTTTCCCAAGCATCAGACTCAAACCATCATACATACTCGGCTTGAACCTATCACCATCCATGGTGAAAGTCTTGATCGGTGAATCCTCACCCTGCAAGAACGCGACACCCTCAGGAGTAAATTGGTCGAGTGCGAGAAATCTCTGAACTTCTTGTTCGACCTGATTGTGAGTGCGATACATTCCATCCAACGTACGGTTAAAGTCCGTGAGGAAATCCCTCATCCCTTGTTCCATGCGGAATCCACCGAACTCCTGAACGCCAATCCCCATCGTAGTGCGCACTGCATTCGTAAGACTCTTAGCCCAATCGACCACATGGAAGATCAAATCTGCCAACGGTTTCGGCATCATCTCCACCATGCTTCTCCACACCCGTGGTTTCATCGTGGCATTCACCATGGAAACTGAAATCAAGTTAGCAATGATTTCATCAGGCTTGTCGAGATTACTTGCCAACAACGCATTGACATTTGGATCGTTACGTTGTTCCTTTGGCAACGACTCGAAGGCCAACTTCATGATGTAGAGAGATTGCTCTTGATTCAGACTACCTAGAAACCCAACCGCATTATCATAGAACTGAGACATCTCAAGAGATCCCTCTTTGTTTCCCAACATCATGTGGATTTGGTGACCAAGTTCGTGTGCAAAGTTTTGGAGCGTAACTGGCACTGAGTGTTGTTCTAGATTCAACGCGATCCAAGGTTTCTCTGTCGCACTTAATCCCTTCAGATTCGATGCACCATCAGTCGTGAATGTGGCCATGTTGGTGCCTTCAAGTTCCGGGACCAACGCGCACAACTTCATCCAGACTTTCTTCAACGGTGCAATTTCATCAGGGTGACGACCTTCTGCTTCCATTAGTTTGTCAAACAACTTCGCACCTTGCAGCATCATCCCCGGTGCTTCACTTGCAGGAGTCGCATACAGATTCGAAGCATGAACAGTTTCACCATTTTCCCCAATCAGTGTAATCTCCCCTGCTCGACGTTCGTCGGAGATGAGTTTGGACAAGGAGTATTCACGTGCGGTGATATTTGATTTGGGTGTTCCGTCGCGATTTTTGAATATAGGAGAACCTACTTTCTTTTGTTCTTGTATTTGATTGTATTGATCTTGGTTAATTTCACCATCTCTAAGTGCTTGTTCAGGATCATCAAAAGTGAGATTATCGTTGTTATCACCAATAACTTCCACTCGTTGATGTTGTCCATAATCCACCAAACTTCCCTTCTCCCCAGTCATCTTCGAGAGAGTATCAGGTAACACGTGATCATACGCAAGAGTCATTCCTTTCTCTTGTGGTATAAGAGCACCATCAGAGTTTTGCAAACCTGCCTCAATCACTGCTTTAGCAATAGGCTGAAACGTTGAAATGTTATTATCGGGTTTATCAACTCGAACCAACCGTGTATCTGATCTATTACTTTCAACTGTAACATATTTACCCTGAACCCAATCTTTTCCAAAGTTACGTTCTGCAGAAGTTTGTGCGGTATAAGCATCACCATATTCAGAAACAAGTTGTTTCACGATATTATCCACACCTTCGACCTTCTTCACCATCCGCGCAACCTTGTCATGCCCCTCAGTCATCATCGCAGTCTTTGCATCACTCACTGCGATCCTATCACAACCATTCTCCAATGCGTGTTGAATCGCAGCTTTGAGTCCAATGGATTCGTGGACTTCGAGCATGGGGTGATTGGGTGTTCTCGGTGCAGTAAAGTGCTCAGCCTGTGCACGAGTTTCATAAGGCCCACTTACATGGCTTCCATCAGCATCAGTCACATTGAAGTGATCGTTGAACTGCACGATCTTGTAACGATTCTCTTCCTTCGCTCTCGTCTGAGCCCAATCACTCTGAACCTCAATCACGTGGAAAGTCCTACCACCATCAGCACGAGTTTCAACATAACCACGAACCGATGCGATCATGTTGTCGGCTTCGGAGCCCCAGTGAGTTCCCTGGAACTGTGCCCTCGGAGTCTCACGTGCAAGCTGTGCATTTTGTTCCTTTGATAGCGTAGGATCATACTGCAACTCCTTCTTCGGCAACCTCACCAACAACTCCACATACTCGGGCATGTTTACTTTGACTCCGATTTGGGAGTATTGTTCACTTGACCCATCATAAGGAGTTTCACGAGACAACTTAAACAAAGCATGATACTTCTGAGTAGCCTTAATAAACTCAGGTGAACTACCTTCAGGCAATGCAATACCACGTTCGTTATTAACCAACACGACACACTGCTGCTCTTCAGTGAGATTATCAAACCACTCGTGTTGATAGCGCAAAAAAGTCTTCACTGCTTCTGGAAGTGCACCCTCTCCCAACTTCCTTACCTCAACCTTAACCTCGCCCATCAACTTCTCGACATCGGCGATGTTCACTCGATCCGTATCCTTCAGTGCCCCAACCACCTTCTCCAGCACAGTCATTTCCCAAGGTGGAAGTCCAAACTTCTTCCCTTGAGCCAACAGGTTCTCTGCTTTCACAGTTCCGTTGCTATCAATCTGCAAGTGCTGCAACAGCTTCTTATTCTTACCCGAACGATAATCCGCTAAGTTCTTCATGAACCTCGTGGTAAACATCGTAGGCTTCCCCACAAACGAAATCCCCGTATCACCCACAGTCCAAGTCTTTGCATAAAGTCGCCCATTTTCCCCCACATACGTGCCCTCATGCAAACCTTGTGAAAACGTCGCCAACAGTTTACCCGCAACAGGATGATTCAAGTCATTGGAATAGATCAGTCTTTTCACCTCGTTCCAATCCACTTGTTTCTTACTTGTCATCAATTCCACGAGTTTTCCAAATGCCGTCCGAAAACGTCCCACATTCAAAGGCTCTCCGTTGTTCAACTGGAGAATCTCATTATTGGACAAATCGTTTAAATGCTTCACCGATTTATCAAGTTCCACTCTCGTGATGTCCCACAAACTCGCCCCATAATGCTCGTCCGAGTCATGATGCAGTGCCTCAAACACCTGATCCATTCCACTATCTTTCGGATCATCCCAACCCATTGAGGAATACAAGTCTTCAAGATCGACTGAGTGCTCACCCGAGGGATCAGCCACTCCATACGACATATCCACACTCTGGGTCTTTCCACCTTCTTCATACTGCACATGATCGAACCATTGGTGTTTCTCCACTCTCCACGAAGCCCCACTCTTCTTCACCTTAAATCTTGTCCCACCTTGTGGAACCTCATTCTCACTTCCAGTCAACACTCCTGGTTCACTTCCAATCGTAGCGTCCGTGATGTTACCGCTAACTTCATTGTTCTGCTCTTCCAGATTCAACTGGTTAGCCATAAGCTTTGCCTCACGCTCAGTCTTGAACTTCACGTCCTTGCCTTGAGCTGGTGCACCTTCTTGTAATGGCCTATAACCACCATCATCTTGCAACACCGACTTCTCATCAGGTTCTGCCTGAGTCTTACGAGCTTGCTTCGCCGCAGTCTTCATTGATGCCGCAATCTTGTCTTTATTCGCTTTGATGTTCTTACTAATCTCAAGCACCTTCGACAACTTCTGCATGTTCCACTTTAACCGTTGCAAATCCAACGCGTCCATCTTCGCGCCAGTATTCCCGATCATCTTCATGTCGAACTTACCAGTCTCCACAAACTTTAGAATCGCACCCTGCACACGATAATCCACTTCCTCCGTAGACCCACCGCGGTTTGCCTCATGTTCCTGAAGTTGCCCATACAACGTCATGATGTCGGCCATTGTGTCCTCAGGTAATGACTTCACAAGTTCACCAAACTGTTCCTGACGTCTCGCCCTATTAGCAAGTGCTTTCTTCCCTGGTTGTTTCGCCTTTCCGATCACGACATCCTTTTGAGCAGTGTCAACTGCATCACTCGCAACCTCATTGATGATCTCATTCACCGCTTGCTCGACAGTCTTTCCGTCGGCAACCTTCTTCTCGATCTTACTAGCGAGTTCCTCATCCGTCGGTGCAGCACTCTTCAAAACATCTTTTGCCTCAGCAGTCTTCACGATACCATCAGCTGCATCACTCGTGGGACTTTTCGCATTGGTCTTCGCCTTGTTCAAGTTCTCTTGGGCAAACAGATCCTCACTCGCTGGAATTGGTTTCGCCACACGCTTCGCACGCAACGCGTCAATAGCCTGAGCTGGAGTCATTTCAGGAGTCTTCACCACTCCATTCTCTTGCAACAACTGATCCAACGCCGGAGTAAACTTGAACGGAACATTTCCGTCTTTGTCAATCTCGCTAAGCAATTGTTTCGCATCCGAAGTCAAACCCACATCACTTACCACAGGTGTAGGAGCTGAAGTCTTCGTCAATGCAGGAGCTTCATTACTCAAGAATCTCTCAGGAAAAGTAAACGATCCATCTGCTTCCTTCGTGAGCTTCTCACTCGCCACAAAGATCTTCTTTCCGTTCTCAAGTTCAAGCAGAGTCCACTTCACACCCTTCTTATCTGGACGTTCGATGATCGCCTTCCCTTGTTGCGTCGTCAAAACCTGACTAGGATGTTGGGCCAATTCTGGTGCAGTTGGTTCCACACTCACATTCTCATTAGGAACAATAGGAGCGGGAGCACTAGGTTCAACAGGAACCAAAGGATTCCCATTCTCATCCACACTCGCACTCGGCTTCTTCGTCATCACGATACGATCCAACTGTGCTTGCAATGCCTTCAACGCATCACGAGTTTCATCCGTTTGTGCACCCTCTCTCGTCGCCCTAATAATCTTCGCAAGTTGCAACATCTCATCCGCGGCACTCTTGGAAATCTCAGTCTCACTCGGAGTGAACACAGGCTCAGGTGTCGTAGCATCCACCGGTTGCCTTTCAATCTTCTTAACCATCGCAGCATCCTTACTCGCCTCCTTAAGAATCCTCGGTGCATCCAACGCCATGAACGGAAGTTGACCAATCACTTGGCCCGTGAGATACTCAGGCGTCACCGGATTGAACAATCCCTGACCACCAGCAACACTCTGTGCTTCAGCACCCGCAGTCATTGCACCAGCCGCCAACGTCTGCCCACCAAGATACTCAACCAAACGTGCTTTGAGCCCTTCAGGAACCAACTGAGGAACCCAACTAGGTGCCTCTTTCGTTCCCATATTCACCAACCCTTCCTCAATACCCTGAAGTCCATACTTCCGTGCAATAGCCAAGCCCATCTGACCGCCCGGCCGAAATACACCAGGAATTGCAGCCGCAGTCGCACCACTCAACAAACCAGCTACCGGTGAATCCGTTTGTGCATAAGTCTCACTTCCAAACATCCCAGCCATTCCCGCCAGTGCCAACGGACCACCCACCACGGGAATCGCCCCAAGTGCCAACGGCGCCATATTCGCCACCATTCTCGGCATCCCCATCCCAACATCACGGCCAACCTGTTCCTGTCCCACCAACTTAGCCAAACCGCCAAAGAAATCCGCACTTGCTTGAGGAGCACCAGTTTGTTGCAACCACGAGTCCAGCCCACGACTTCCTTTCTGGATCCAATTGTCATCCGCTACTCCTCCAAACATCGGATCATCAGGAGCCATTGTCTTGGCAAAACTATAAACATCACTCCCGCCCCATCGTTCCGGACGTCTCTCCTTTGCCTTGTTAAACATTCCAAGGACTTCATCAAATGTGTAAGCCATAAATTAAAATGTGATGTTCACAGTGTGAACAGAACTTTAGAAACCGAATTGCTTAGGGTTTGCCGCAATGGCCGCACGAAGTGCAGCATATTGATCTTCGTAAGTATTCTTCGGATCGTTGATTCGTTTGGGAGCAGGAACTCCAGGATAAGTCTTAGCCCACGCAGCATCGCCCGCTGCAAGTGCGGCTTGCGCAGGAATTCCGTCGATCGTGCCATTGTTTGGTGTGCGAGGATCACCAGGAGTTGCAGAACCTACGAGTTCATGATTTTTAGCATCCATGATGTAACGAGTTCCATCTTGGCCTATGTAGGATTCACTCAATGGAGCTTGTGGTAAGTAAGTCTCAATGGGTTTTCCAGTTTTCATGCTAGTCATTCGAGCATTGATCTGACCCCGTTGTTCAGGAGTCATGTCGTTGGTTATTCCCATGTTTTGATTCATGCGTTCGTTGGCTGGAAGCGCATTGAAAGCAAGACGTTTAGCTGTTGGTGTTTGGTCATAAGGCAATCCAAACATCACTGATTCCTTAGTCGCAACTTGTTCAGGTGTCGAGAACATCTTTGCCCAGACATCGGGTGGAGTTCCGTGATCACTGGGAGTGGAAACTTGATCGTATCGACCAGTTTCAGGATTTAAGCCGAAAGAACCAGGGGAACTAACTCCAGTGATGTGACGTGAGTTATGCTTATTTCCAATCAAACCCATTTGCTGCATCACTTGAAGTGCTTGCATGAAGCCTACACCACTATCTTGTGCGGCACCAAGTCCATAGAATGCCATTGGATCAACACCTCCACGACGACGCGGTTGATCGTCGAAAGGTTGTTTCACCACAGCACCAGGGGCAAATGTGGGAAAAGGTGTGTCGAATTCGTTGGTTGTTTTTGTGTCGAAGAGTCCCATAGTAGTAGTTAGTTAAGGTTTAACAGTTGAAGCATTAGGATTAAAGAAGTCATAAACATTTGCACCCACCTGGGCAGGTCCACCACTTGTCCAAGGAACGAAAGGTGTAGTATCTTTTTGTCCAAACATAGAGGAAAGAAGTTTCCAAGCAGCAAGTCCTGTGTTTGCAGTCATTCCTGGTTCGTTGTAAACCCAATCACCAACAGCATTACCAATTCCTCCAACAACATTCCCTATACTTGAACCCATCGAAGCCATTGCTTGGTCTGCTTCAGGTGCTCCCGTAAGAACTTGTTGTGCTTGTTGCACCACGCCAGGAGTTGGCGCCGCTACTGGGGCTGGGGCCTTCTTAGGTGCATAAGGATTCTCACCCACCCAAGCTGGATTGAAGTCTCCTTTTGTCACTGCACTCCACATACGCATTAAGGGAGCAAGTTCAGGATCAGTCACACTTTTCCCTTTATCCATTTCATGTTGAACTTGACCCCAAAGTCCTGCAAGAACTGGAGCGTAAGTTTCAGGAGCATGTGTAACTTTGTAAGCCTGTCCTTCAGGTGAAGTGCTTCCACCAAGGGTAACAAAAGTGTTCGCATCGAACTTCGTATTATCGCGAGTGCGATATTCATTAAGTGCATCTTGTGCTTCTTTGGCGTGGTCAATCTGCTGTTGAGTCAAATTCCTCGTCGCTTCACGATCAGCCGCGGTTTGAGCAAGTGCATCTTCATGTTGCTGTTGTGATAACATCACTTTCAACATGTCGTCTTTTCTTGCTTGTTTCGATTGCTCCATCTGATTAAAGATTTGATAAAGTGACAATGCACTTTGGAGGTCGTTGTTGTTTGAGTGTCTGGACATAATTAGATTGAATTGATTTGGGCGCCGCTTGTTGTATTGAAAACTGCCTCGTCCGCGCTGTTCTTGTAGGGCCAGTATTCGGAGGGGGAGATAGTGATTCCCGTGATGTCTATGGAGTAGCTCGCCGAACCTTCACTGCCAGCGTCTGCCGAGTCGCTTCGAGGGAACGATGGCGCATCGTAGTTCCCGTTTAGCGTCGTTGTTGGAAGACCGGGGATCTCAATGGAAATCGGGACAGTCTTGTAGCCGGAGTCGCTTCGGGGCGCGCAGATGATGTTTCCTGTGGTTCCCATCCCCATATCGAGCGCACCGATTGAGTCATCATTCACCCATTCAGGGACATAATCTTCAGGCGGAGGATATCCGTGGTAAGCCTCATAGCTAGCGGCATCCATCCACCACCACCACAGAGTATTGGCTGTTGTGTGGACCGACGCCTCGAATGCGATATTTATATCAGGCAGCGACACGTAGTAGTTGCCCGTCACCAAATTGTCGCTATCCACCTCGCGGATAATCGCCGTGTTGTGGATGGCAGGCGAGGCAACGGATACTCCAGCCTTCGATGTTGCATAAATATATCCTGTGTATTTCCGAGATCCTGATATCAGCAGCGTATCGTTGGACGCATGGACATCCGGGTTAAACCCGACGCGAGAAAACATGATTTTCTGTTTTCCTAGCACGTTCCTCTCTTTGTCTCCCAGTGTCGGAGGATCGGATTTGTTCGACGGAAGCGAAGAGAGTGTTGATGAGGAGGATACTGAGGAAGTTCCTGTCCCTATGGTCCCAGCACCATATCCCATGTCGAACGTGATATTTGCCGTCATGTCTGCCGAGGCAGACCCGGAGCATTTCATTTCCAGATACTTTATCACCCAGCAAAAGCGAACGGCCTGGGATAATGTAAACGGCCCAGCAAACGGAAAGTCTGGTCCTACTAGATACCTTGGCGACGGTAGTCCCTCTATTGCTCGTGCTTCCGGCAACGGGTATGAGTCATAGTGTGGGCCTGTTCCATAGTAAATAAGACTCCCCTCAATCCACCCCGGCAACACGGGTTGCGAAATCCCCGTGTGGTCCGTCGCAAAATCTCCCTGCCACAGTTTCCCATAACCTGTCCGAACAGAAAAACCATTGAAACCTGTCGAGAGATTCGCCCCCCATTCCACGGTGGCAAAATGAACTTGGTCGCCCATAGGTCACATCTCAAAAGGCACCTTGCACAGCACCCCGTTGACCGTAACATACAAAAGTGTCACATCTCTATATGCCATTTGCCTTACTTGCCAAATGGTTAAAGTTCCCACGGTCATAGGCCAGATATAACCAAGAACTTTAGTAAATTTCGTTTGTTTCCCTGCACTTGAACTTACTGCATCAGGAAGATCAGCACCAATTTGCACCATGATATTACCATCAACAGCACCATCAACAATCGTTCCCTCAATGTAAAGATAACCCTGAATCGGTGTCATCCAACCCCCATCGCCCACATCCAATGGATTTGTCAAAAGTCCTTCAACGGTCTTTCCACTTCCACCAATTCCATCCACCACGTTCGACTCACCATTAACTCCAACCACCCAACTTGTGGCCCCTGCAAACTTCTTCGCATACACTTGCCAAGGATACGTTGCACCTGAGACATTAAAACTAGTCCTTCGTGCATGTTGCACTGCCTTCGGCCCATTGGCATTTACTCCCTGAAACAACATCGAAGGTGCATGACCACGATGCACGGTTCTCACCGGAGTGAGTTTTTCTTCAGGTGGAATTCCACCAAGATGACTTCCACCTTGTGGAGTTACATCAAAGTTAACCTTCGCGATAGCTTCGTCAAAAAGGCTCATGCTAATACAGTGGCATCTAAAACTTCGATATAAACCGTCATATAGTTCCACCTAAAAGGTTGACACTTGATGTCGGTGATGTATTGTCCCGTAACTGGAACCGTCGTTTGCGCCGTAGCTGCAATTGTCTTTGGAGTTATTGTCCCCTTAACCTTAGCCACTCCTGCATTTTCTGGCAATTCCACATGAGGGAAATCCTCACTTGTAATCGCATCAAGTGTTGCGCTAGATTCGGCAGACTTTTCATTCGAGTCAGCCAGAGTGAACCCTCCATGAAGCGTGGGAGGAATCTCCACCACACTCACACTTGGTGCATAATCCACACTCTTGCTTCCCCCACTCGTAGACTCATTCGTCACATCATCCGGAATATCATTTTCAGGATCACCTGCACGATACGACTGAGAAGCTCCAAAAGTTGCCTCTGATCTCACTGAAACTTTGCCATCATGAATCACCAGCGTGATCGCCTCAGGTTTAAACACAGGCCAAAGTTGAATCCCCGTAAGACTAAACGGAGCCGCATCAAGAAGTGCAATGATTTGTGCCGTCGTAGTAGACTCTGGCAAATACAACGAAATCCCAACTCCCGGTAGATTCCTCGTCCAATACTGTTTCCGCACCCTATAAACTTCACCCACAACCGCAGCCGAACCAGAAGAACCATAAGATCCTTGTCCACTTAACTGCCATGAATCACCACTCGCACTCCCACTCCACCCACTACCTGAAACACCATTTCCACTTTGCTCAGACCAGATAATCCCTAGATCCGTCAATACGTCTGGAATCTGTAAGTCCGAAATCATCACTGGCATCACCCGCTTAAAAGCAGCAAGTGCCTCAACTGGAACAGCCCACGTCTTCTTCAGCGACAACTTGGTGTTCTCCGGATCAATCTGACTACGTTCTACGCCATCCTGCTCACCTTGGGTAATCCTCTGTGCAGTATACTTCACCACAAGATCGAGTTCAGGAATATACTCCTGACCCTTAAGAACATCCCCTTGTTTGTAATCCGTGCTCATAATGTTGTGTTCACACTGTGAACATCACTTAATCTGCAGTAACATCGACACCTTCGGTGATGAGATAGATGTCCCAGTTGATGAGTTGCTGAAGGTAAGTGGCTGCGAGGCGATCGGGTGGTGCAACATTGCCTTCTTGACGTGTGATGAATTCTTTGTAAAAATGATTAAGTTCCACAATACTTTGCCACACTAAATAGTTGTGCCCATACAAAGTGAAAAAGTCAGTATAAGTTCCAGTGGAATCGTAATCGGGCATGTTGGTGTAGCATTCCATCACGAGTGTGACGCTGCCTGAATCCAACATGGGTCTGAGCATAACCTGGTCACCCCATTGCATCACTTCTCTCACGCCCACAGACCACTTTTCAGCGTCTTCCGCAGGGTAACGATCAAAGCCGTCAAGTGGTTCCACCCGATTAACCTTACGAATTTCAGCCATGACGGAATCTCGACGACGAAAATCAATTGGTCTAATGGAGCCATCATCTCCGACGATTCCACAGTTCAGAATACTTTTAATCTGAACTCCTGTGGTTGTTCCAAATAAAGTTGCACTACTTAACGCAGCACCTGTCGAGGAACTGATTATGAGTTGACACAATTTTTTCGATTTTTCGAAGTCGTGAGTCTGTTCCGCTAAGAGTTTCGCACTATTCATGGCGGAGAGTATTAAGTCTTCGCTATTTACAGTACAATCACCC